ACAACTGGAACTACTGTAGGTACTGATATATCTAATGTAGGTTCTGTCGTCATGGCACAATCTGCAGTCTTAGATATTATTGGTGCTTCTGCTGCTGACCAAGTAGTAGCTACTATTCCAGCTAATTCACAAATCATAGATGTCATATTAAATGTGACTACTGTCAGCAATGATGGTGGTGCAGCTACTGTTTCTATTGGTACATCTGGAGATGCAAATGCTTTTATTGATGCACAAAATGTAAAAGCCTTAGCAACTACTAGAGGCACTTTAGATACTGAAGCTACCGATGTAGGTTCTACTGACATCCAAGTCTTAGCAGACTTTTCTGGAGCGAATGGAGATGGCACAACAGGTGCAGCTACAGCAACAGTCTTATATATCCAAAACAACAACTTAAGTTAAAGGTAAATTATGGCAGATGCAGTCACAAGCCAGACTATAGTAGATGGCGAAAGAAACTGTATTATGAAGTTTACCAATGTCAGCGATGGCACAGGTGAATCTGCAGTTGCTAAAGTAGATGTTTCTGCTTTAGGTACAGACAATGCAGGTCGCTCTTGTTCTGAGGTAAGAATACTCAGAATAAGTCATGCCATCGTTGGTATGTCTGTTCAATTATTTTTTAATGCTACTTCTAATGTATTAATAGCAGAACTAGCTGAAAGTAGTAATGGACATATGGATTTTAAAGACTTTGGCGGAATACCGAATAATGCAGGTAGTGGAAAGAATGGTGACATTCTCTTTACAACCAAGGGTGCTAGTAGTGGGGATACCTACTCTATAACTCTTGAAATGACAAAAATATATTCTTAAGGAGTTATTATGGCAACTAAGAAAGCAATTATTTCTACAAGTGGTTTTCCACAACAATACTTTGTTTTACAAGCAAATGAAGAAGGTATCTATGAAGTTGTATTTGGACCTGACCCTGATTTAGAAGATGCTCAAAGAAAAGCAGATGAACTAAATGGTGTCAGAGCTAGAACAGCTAAAGGTCACTATGTGGCTGATGACCCTTCAACACCTGATGTAAACGAAGCTTATGTTGGTGGCAAAACACCAAAGAAAAAAGCAACTAAGAAAAAACCCGCAGCTAAAAAGAAAGCTGCTACAAAAAAGAAGTGAGGTAATTATGCCGGGTACTATGATGAAGAAAGACAAGAAGGGCAGCTATGGACATGGCGGTAGCACTCCGAGTCTTAAAAAAAACAAACATCAAACATACATGGGCGGAGGTGTTATGAAAAAGAAAGCACCTATGTCTGCAATGTTTCGTGGTGGTAAAACAGGCAAATAATGTCAGGAGCTAAGAAGGACTCTCGTTTAAAAAGAGCAGGAGTATCAGGTTATAACAAACCAAAGCGTACTCCTAATCATCCCAAGAAGTCTCATATTGTTGTTGCTAAAGAAGGTAGCAAAGTAAAAACCATTAGGTTTGGACAGAAAGGTGCAAAGACTGCAGGTAAACCAAAAGCTGGAGAGTCTGCAAGAATGAAAGCAAAACGAAAATCCTTCAAAGCTCGTCATGCAAAGAATATCAAAAAAGGTAAGATGTCAGCAGCTTACTGGGCAGATAAGGTCAAGTGGTGAGTAGACAAAAGAAATCTAAATCAAGAGTTAATGAGGCAGGTAATTACACAAAACCTACCATGCGTAAAAGACTATTCAATCAAATTAAAGCTGGCAGCAAGGGTGGTAAGCCGGGTCAATGGTCAGCGAGAAAAGCTCAGATGCTGGCGAAACGCTATAAAGAAAAAGGCGGTGGATATAAATGAAAAAGCAACTTAAACCAGTTCCTGAAGGGAATAAAGGATTATCTAAGCTTCCTTCAGATGTAAGAAACAATATGGGATTTATGAAGTCAGGCGGAAAAACTGCATCTTCTAAAGGAGTAAAAGCTCCTGATGGATTTCATTGGATGAAGAAAGAAGGCGGGGGATATAACTTAATGAAACACGAAGGCAAGTTTAAAGCTCACAAAGGTGCAACTTTAGTAGCTAAGTTTGATATACAAAAAAAACACAAAGCATAAACTATATGAAATCTTTGTTTGCTGTTTTACCAGAAACATTACCTGATGTTGTAATTAACGATATATGTGAAATGGCAAAACTTTTTCCAGAAGAAGAAGGAAAAGTAGGTGCTGCTGGTACAAATATTGAAGGTACAAAAGACAACACTATTAGAAACTGTAAAGTTCGTTGGATACAACCAGATACTGACGAAACAAAAAAATTAACTAATCTTTGTACTACTTTATTTCAAGATGCTAATAGAATGTTGTTTGGTGTAGATTTAACAAAAATATTTAACATTCAATATACTGAGTATCATGGAAATACTAAAGGTTTTTATCATACACATATGGATTCTTATCTTGGAAGTGGAGAAGTATCAGATAGGAAACTAAGTATGACTATACAACTTTCAGACTCAAATGAATATGAAGGTGGTGATTTTGTATTAAGAGATGAAATACAAAATTTTCCTGACAAAGAAGAACTAAGAAAAAAAGGAACTGTTTTAGTATTCCCTTCTTTTTTAAATCATAGTGTGCAACCTGTGACCAAGGGTATAAGAAAAAGTCTTGTGACTTGGATAGAAGGTCCTGCATGGAGATAAACAAATATGCCCTTAAAAAAATCACAAAGGTCTTTAAAAAACTGGACTAAGCAAAAGTGGAGAACCAAATCAGGAAAGCCATCAGCTAAAACTGGTGAACGCTATTTACCTGAAAAAGCTATTAAAGCTTTATCTTCTGCAGAATATGCAGCTACAACTAGAGCCAAAAGAAAAGGAACTAAGAAAGGTAAACAGTTTGTAAAACAACCAAAGAACATTGCAAAGAAAACAGCGAGGTACAGATGACAATAGCTAGAACTAATATGCAACAGCAGATTGAAAAGTCTGGTAAAAAAAAACAAAAAATCATAACCCAAGAAAAGCGAGGAGAAATAACAGTAATAAGAATTAGATATGGCGACTAGCGGAACTAACACATTTAACTTAGACATAACTGAAATCATGGAGGAAGCATTTGACCTCTGTGGTTTAGATTTAAGGTCGGGTGGAGATTACAATACAGCAAAGAGAGCTTTGGATTTAATATTTCTTGAATGGCAAAACAAAGGATTGAATCTTTGGAAAGTAGAGCAAGGCAGTATGACTCTTACTGCTGGTGCTAATTTATATGATGCAGATGCTGCAGCATTAGAAATAGTTGATGTTGTTTTAAGAACTGATGCTGGAGACCAAGATGAGCAGTTTGACCAAAGGCTCACAAGAATAAGCAGAACTGAATATAATCATCAAGCTAAAAAACTTTTGCAGTCAAAACCTACACAATACTATGTAGATAAAGGTTTAACTTTGAAGATTGGAGTATGGGCAACACCTGACTCTGCACAAACATATACTTTAATATATGACTACATAAAGAAAATTGAAGATGCAGGAACTAATGCTAGCTTTACAACAGATGTACCAGCAAGATATTTACCATGCTTAACTTATGCTTTGGCATTTAATATTGCTTGTAAGAATGAACAATCTCAAGCTAGAGTTCCTATGATTAAAGCAAGATATGATGAATTATGGAAAGAAGTTTCTGAAGCTGATAGAGAAAGAGCTTCAGTTAAATTTGTTCCGAATATGAATAGCTATTAATTATGGCATATGCAGCAGGCAAAAAAGCTTTAGGTATCTGCGATAGATGTGGATTTTCCTATAAGCTTTCTGAATTAAAGTATGAAGTTCAAGACCAAAAAAGAACTGGTAGTAGAGTTTGCATATCTTGTTTAGACCCTGACCATCCTCAACTTAGATTAGGAGAGGTAAATACTTCAGATTCAATAGGATTGTTTAATCCAAGACCAGATACAAACAGAAAAGATTTTGCATCATATTATGGATTTAATCCTGTTAATAGCACAGGAATAGTTTTAAAAGCACAAGTTGGTAAAGTAAAAATAACTAATACTGTTTCAGAAGGTGGCGGTGCTGGAGCAGGAACTGTTAGTTCTACAGTTTCAATATCTACTAATGTAGGTAATGCTTTATTAGGTACTCCTAACATTGTGACTAATTCTTCTATTACCTCAGTTTCAGGTACAACATCAGCAGGTATCGCAGGTACTGTAAATGTAGTAGCAGGAAATACTTTTGCAGTCACAGTAGCATCTTATGGCGGTGGAAATAGATTCTATATAGATGGAGTTGTTTATCCGACATTGAATTTAACAGAAGGACAAACATATACATTCGACCAATCTGATGCTAGCAATTCTAATCATCCATTAAGATTTTCTACTACTTCTAATGGTACGCATGGAGGCGGTACAGAATATACAACAGGAGTCACTACTAATGGAACTCCCGGAAACTCAGGAGCTTATACAAGAATTACAGTTGCTATAGGAGCACCAACACTTTATTACTATTGTTCTAATCATTCAGGCATGGGTGGTCAGGCTAATACACCATAAAAATATGACATATACTGAATTACAAAATTTAATACAAAGTTATTTAGAAAACTCTGAAACTACTTTTGTAGGAGATTTGCCTCAAATAATTAAACAAGCAGAAGAGAGAATACTCAAGTCTGTAAAACTACCTGTGTTTAGAAAAAATGTTTCAGGTGTTTTTACTTCAGGTAATCAGTTTTTATCTACACCATCTGACTTTTTAGATAACTTTTCTTTAGCTGTAATCTCTAATAATAGTATGGACTTCTTGTATTTTAGAGATGTAAACTTTATTAGAGAGGCATATCCAAATACAACAACACAAGGTATTCCAAAAAATTATGCACTATACGATGATAATTCCTTTATTGTTGGTCCTGTTCCTGACCAGAATTATTCAGTTGAATTACACTACTTTTACCGCCCTACCTCAATAACAGCAGGCGGAGGAAGTGGCACTACATGGTTATCAACAAATGCTTCAAATGCTTTGTTATATGGCTGTCTAATAGAAGCTTATGTCTATATGAAGGGTAATCGAGAGATGCAAGCTGAATACGAAAAAAGATATTTTCAAGCTATATCAAGATTACAAAATCTTGGTGAAGCAGACAATACTATTGATACATATAGCAATGGTACATTTACGAGGGAAAGAACATAATGATAAGCGTAGATTCAAAACCAGAAGTAGGCAGCGTGAATGTTGTAGCTACAGAAAACAAAGGATTAAGTCCTGAATATTGGACTGAAAGAATACTTGAAAGATTAATTTCTATTAGTGATAGTGCAGACCCAATGGTTAAAGCACAAGCTGATGCTTTTAGAAATAGTATTGCTCAAGTTATTTTAATATACATGAGACAGGCTATAGCTTCTGATAGAAGCACAGTAGCAGGTCTGTTAGAAAAACAAGGTCATAAAGATATGGCTGATATTATAAGGAGGCTGTAATGGCAATATCTCAAGCGATGTGTACATCATTTAAAAAAGAACTTTTAGAAGGTGTACATAATTTTAAAAACTCAGGCGGTAGTACATTTAACTTAGCTCTATATACAAGTAGTGCTTCTTTAGATGCAGCTACTACTGCATACACTACAAGTAATGAAGTATCTGGTTCAGGCTATACTGCTAAGGGTGGAGCTTTAACTAGGGTAGACCCAACTACATCTGGTACTACTGCATTTACTGACTTTGCAGATTTAACTTTTAGTAGTTCAACTATTACTGCTAATGGTGCATTGATATTTAATGATAGTGCATCAGGCGACCCTGCAGTTGCAGTATTAGCTTTTGGTGGAGATAAGACTTCTACTAATGGAGACTTCACAATTCAATTTCCAACAGCAGACGCTTCAAACGCAATTATTAGAATAGCTTAATGGCATTAGTTCTTAACGATAGAGTTAAGGAAACAACAACCACAACAGGCACAGGCACAGTAAATTTAGCAGGTGCTGAGACAGGTTTTGAATCCTTTGTAGCAGGTATAGGTAATTCCAATACTTGTTATTATGCTATCGTTCATCAAACTGCAGATGAGTTTGAAGTTGGATTAGGAACAGTCACCGATGCAACTCCAGATACTTTAGCGAGAACTACAGTTATTAGTAGTTCTAACTCTGACTCCGCAGTAAATTTTTCTGCAGGAACTAAAGATGTATTTTGTACTTTACCTGCAAGTAAATCTTTATTTGCAGATGCTTCTGGTAATGTTGGAATCGGTAATTCTAGTCCAGCAGAAAAACTAGATGTAAGTGGAGATATAAAAGCAACAAAAATTGGTGCTGGTATAAGTCCTATAGTGCCTTGTGAGGTCCTCTCCACAGGTGCTACATCTACAGCATTACGAGTTCTTAAAAGCGGAAGTAATGATTCAACGCAGAACAACTTGTTTTCAGTCACAGAAATTTCAGGTCATGGCAGATTAAGTATTCATAATTCTTCGCAAAGCGAATATATAAGACTTGATAGCAATGGTGATTCTTATTTTCTTGGTGGAAAGGTTGGTATTGGTACAGCTGCTCCAGACACAGAAGGATATACTTTTGCAGAGGATTTAGTTCTTAATGCAGGAGCTTCTGCTGATGATGGTGTAGGTCTTTCACTTCAATCTCAATCTAGAAGATATGGTGTTATTGCCTTTGGAGATACTTCAGATACTAATGCAGGAGAACTTTGGTACGACCATAATACTAATAGTTTTAATATAAGAACTAATAGTACACAGAGATTTGCATTAGACTCTGGTGGCAATGCAACATTCACAGGAAATGTGACAGCGTATGGAAGTGTTTCAGATGAAAGACTAAAAGAAAATATTAAAGTTATAGAAAACCCTATTGAAAAAATAAAAGATTTAAAAGGTGTCACTTTTACTTACAAAAAAGATGGAGAAAAAAGTACAGGACTTATAGCACAAGATTTAGAAAAAGTATTACCAGAGGCAGTATATACCTCCGAAACTATAGCAGACGAAAGAGAAGACGAAGAATCAGAAGAACACTTAGCTATTCGTTATGGCAATACAGTAGGTTTATTAGTAGAAGCTATTAAAGAACAACAAGAACAAATAGAAACTCTTACAGCTAAAGTAAAAGAACTAGAGGATAAATAATGGCAATCCCTGCAAGTGGTCAAATAACTATGGGTACAATACAAAGCGAATGGGGTGGTAGTAGTCCTATTAGTTTGAACGAGTATTATTCTGGCAGTCTAGCTTCTAATAGTACCTCTAGTAGTGTTAGTCCTACTGTAGGTACTCTTACTACTAGTATTTATACTCCGGGTGGAAAAGGTTATGCTGCTTTCACCACATATTACAGAGCATCTGGTTTTAGAAATACTAATATACAGTATTCCACTATACTAGTAGGTACAACATTAGGCTCAGGTTCTGCAACATGGACAACTACATCAGGTATAGACCAAGTAGGAAATGCAGGACAAATACCTTCTTCTGGTGCTATACAAATGAATCATTTTAGAGGAACTAATGGTTCTGCAACATCAAGCAATTTAGTTTCTTATGGATTCCAAGTTTATCAAAGTAGTGGAAACCCTTCTGGACCTTGGAGTACATCTGTACAAATTTGGATTTCAGGTCATTATGGTACTAATGGCTCTGGGAGTAATTGGAGTAATGTTCCTTTTCGTTGGATAGACTCTCCTGCTAAAGGTGGAGTTGCTGCTACTAGATGGTATGGCTCAGATTCTCATTCAAGTAATGGTAGTAATACAGGTAAGAGTAATATTTCTCATGATACTTTTCCAAATATTGGTGCTTGTACAAGATATATATATAACACTAATATAAGTCCATCAGTCTCAATGTCTGGAACATGGACCTTAACTGTACAACGATAGTGGTTGAAAAAGCAGAAGATATTACTTATTACGAAGAAACTATAACTGATGGTACTGTTGTTTTTCGCTGTGATTATAAAGGTGTTGCTATTCGATATGAAAAGTCTATGTTCGATGGAATGACAGAATTACAGATTCAACAACATTTTTTTCAACATATAAATTTTGAAATAGAAGAAACTGTTTACGATATATATAAACACGCAGAAAGAAAAACAAGTGAGGAAATATAATGACAGTCCGATATGATTTTGTATTAGTGCCAGAAACTCTTAAAGTAATTGATGGTGAATTTCAAATAGTAGTAGTTGAAGGCAAACAGGGAGATGTAGTTTCTAGAACAGAAAAATCAGAAATAAATGAAATAGGAAAACAAACTTTTGATACTGAAAGTTCAAACATACTTAAAACTCCAAGTGCATTTTCTCTTTTAGGAGGCAGTATAGAAGTTTCTTTAAGTTGGGAAGATGATGACATTACTGAGTCTGATATACAAAGACTAAACGAATTGACTGAAAATGATTATTTAAAAAATGGCTCTTTTACAGAAACAAGTGTTGAAGAAGCTATGGCTAACAAAAGTTATAAAGCTACTTATGCTTTTGGTAATAATTACGAAACTTTACAAGAGAAAGGTTTTTCTTGGGGATTGTATGCTAAATATGCAGAAGTAAAAGCAACCCAAGACAATACCAGATTAATTTGTTTTCAACCTATAGTTGAAGGATATTATGGCAGTATTCTAGATATAGGAGTTGGCGAAACTAAAACGATTAATAAATCTGATAATTTAATGTATTTATTTTTTTCCCAGAATTGTTCTATAGATGGTACACAAATGAATCAGTATGATGTTAAAAGATTAAATAGTTCTTCGGTAAATATTAGAAATGAATCAGAAGCTACTGCAAGAATCATGGTATATAGGAGGTAATAAATATGGCATGGAATTTAAAGAAAATATATAAATACAGCAGAGATGTATTTGAAGCAGACCATGGAGCAATTCTTGTAGAAGATGACTCTGGTGAAGAAAGATTAGATGTTCTTCAAGGTATGTATAGGGAATTTGGTTTTCCTTCTAATCTTAAAGCTTTAATTAAGTGGTTTAAAAGTCCAAAAGAAAGAAGAAAGATTTTTATGGGTACTGACTATAATGAAGAAAGTTTTGTTAAGGAAGAAGTAGTTTCAAAGTTATCAGATGTAGAATACTTACAATCTTTACCACCAAATACTGTTGGTGGTCATTTAGGAAACTTATTTAAAAATTGGTCAATAGAAGAATTATACGAAAAAAGATACCTAGAAGTCGAAGAAGATGAAGAATCTTTTCTTAAAGGCAGTTTTGGCACAGAAATAAGAACTAACATCTCAAGACATTTATTTTTGTGGCACGATATGTTTCATATTTTATTTAGATATGATACTTCTATTTTTGGAGAAGCATTAGTACAGAAAGTTACTTGTAAAGCTGTACCTAGTTGGGCACCAACTTATGTAGCTTTTATAGTGACACTTAAAGTTGCTTGGCGTACTAAATCATTAATGCCTTTTAAAGCTTTTAAAGAAGCGGGTAAGTTAGGTGAGGCAGCCGATAAAAAAGATTTAATTTGTCGTAGTCCTTTATCTTTATTAGAAAGAGATATAGAAGAAGTAAGAGAAGAATTTGATATAGGTGTTCCTATTGAATTTTTAAAATGGTCAAAAAAACACCCAGACATTTTTAGAGGCGATTGCATACACCCAGAATATGAACAGGATTTAATATGGCACAAAGCAGAATCAATTTAAGATGGAACTTTCCTATTGCTCAAGTAGCGATTAAGAAAATAAAATCAGTATATAAAGAAAAAGGTTTATTAGAATCCATAGCATATGTAATTGCTATAGTAATTGGATTTAAAGTTGTAGTTATCAATGGATTTATTTATACAATAAATTATTTATTTTTGACCGACATTAAATATGGACCTGTTCTCTATTATATTTTTGGAGTTCAGTTAATTTAAATGTTTGGACTAAGTGCATTTGCACAAGCACCTTTTGCATCTTTAGGAACAGCAACAGGTCCTGATGTAGTAATAGCTGTTGCAACAAATGTAGGAGTTATGTCTGTAGGCACAGTTGTAGCAAGTGCA